CCATCGCTTATTCATTTTCATCACCTTCGATATCGGGTTGAACTGGTTGTTTTGCAACCCCGAAAGGCTCAAAAGCCACCTCAACCCCATACTGATCTGCCAATGCTTTCTCAGCATTGATTGTTTGAAACAATTCATCGACATCCCGACCAAAGTTGGCCTGAACGTCTTGCATGGTTACTTGTCCATTTTGCATTCCAAGAATTTGTGCTTGGATCTCTTGGAGTGGATTAACATAAGTCCAGCTTCGTGGTATGAAGGTGGCACTGTTGGCGAATTTGTCATACTTACTGATTGGTAATTCAATGGCTCTAGTGGTCATTGCACTGAGCAGCCATCTTCTAAAGATTGGATCAATGAAGTGATCAACCACAAATCTTTGAATCATTCTGTATTGATCTCGATCTGCCATAACACCTTGGCGAATGGATGAGTAATTTACACCCTCAAGGTTGTTGGCTAATTCGACATATGAAACATTTAAACCCGATGCAATCCCTCGGAGTATCGCTTTTTGAAATGGATCAAATGTGGTGTTTGGATAATCAGGCTCAAATGATTTGAATTCGCTGCCAGCTGGCAGTTGTTCAATGGTGCCGGGTGAGGCATCCATTACTGGCGTATAAGTATCTTCAGTGTCTTCGCCCAAATAATCTTCACCGTTTGGTGAAACAAGAAAACCCATTTTCGATGCACCGACTCTAGCATTCACCACAGCCGATTCTTCAAAACCAGATAACATCTTCATTCTGGCAAGCACTGAGGAAGTCCAAGGCACACCCCTTGTTTGTTCAGCACGATTTGGCATATAAGCATGAATCATGTCCTCGGCTGGCAATCGGATGTATTTATTGTTGTAGTTATATCCAAGGCTAGATCCCGGATGACTCTTTAGAATGTAATAGGCAACAGGCTTCCCAAACTGATTGGTCTCAACTCCCATCGTTACGCCATTTCCAGTGTCCTGATTCTTGGTGCTGTAGTTTTCATCCAAGTGATCGGCTTCTAAAAACTGAACCTGATAGCCGAATCGGTTGTCTGATCTAAGATGTCGTATTAACACTTCGCCATCCCTAGCTAGTGACTCCACAAATAACTGTTGGCAATCAATGAAACTCTGTCTGCCATTGGCTGTTGGTATTCCATTTCGACACCAATCATGCCAAGCACTTTCAATGATTTGATTACCAGCGATATCCAGTGAACCGTCATCGTTTCTTGATTTCATTGAAAGACGAATCCCTGAATGACCGACCACATTATTGATCAGCATTTTTAAATATCTGGATATATACCCATCATTTCTTGCCAATGCTCTGGATCGATCTCTCAATGTTTGTAGTGCAGTGGATATCTCTTGATCTGCTGAGTTATTTGATGCAACCCAATCCGCAAACAATCTTCCACCTTGCGCCCCAGAATAAGACCGCTTGAATGAAGAAGTCTTTTTCTTTCTTCTTAATAATCTGTCATACCATGCCATTAAAATTTCACCTTAATTTCAGAACCAGTGGGCTGTCCTTTTTTAATTCTCATTTTTTTAGTTTCTTTGCTGACGATGTATTGATAGTGCTGCTGCCAATCTCTGATCTCAGCGGGAGTCATTCTGCTCAAGGATCGACCAGCAATACTCATCGACATTTGATCAATGGATGCACGATTCTCAAGCATGGCATTCAATCCATCCAGTATCTTTCTCGCGCTTGATCTTGGGTCAGAGGTATCTGCATCCAAGTTTGGCTCTAATTTGATAATGCCTGTGCTGTAAACAATTCGCTCTGAGTCCGAGCTTCGAACAACGTATTCTTGGTATGTGTAATCGCCAGCGGTATAAGCAGCTGTGGTACTTGATCCGACCTCGACAATGTATTCATCTGGATCAGAATTTTCTGTGGCTGTTATTGCAATCTCTGTCGCAGCGGAACTGAGCAATCTAAATGAATATTTGACTTGATATGTTGCTATCGGATAATCGGCAACCATCGCAGTTCGCTTCCAAACAAACCGATCACCTATGGTCAGCGTATCTGGAACCTGAGTTGGATAGTTGACTGAGTTAAAAAGGTTCGCCACCGATATTTTCCTTTAGCATAATCAATCACAACGATATTGAGCCACTTTGAAAATGTCAAGCATTATCCCTAAGTTGTTGTATTTATTTCATTTCCATGAATTAGCGAAAGATTTTCTAGGTAGTTTCCTTTGTAGACCCGGTGATTGTGTGGGTGGTTTTTGTTCCTCTTTGGTTTGTGATTTTATCGTGGCGATCTTTTCAAGATTGGGCTGCAATACATGAAAGGCAGCCAAAGAATAAACGAATGTATCGAGACTTTCATTTCTATCACGAATCTTTTTGAAAACCAGTTTTTTATGGCCCTTAGAAAACGTCACCAATCGTTTTTCTGATGTCAGCTGTTCAAAGTATTCTTCATCGACATTAGAAGGAAAATGGATATATCCCGGACTCGGTTCATCAACTTGCAGCCACGAAAAGATGACTTCCTTTGCAGTATCTGTTCCAACTGGAACTAATGGCACTCTCTGTTTTCCAACTCTTGATGCTCGACCAGCAATCAGCTTACCTGATGTCGATACACCTTTGATGGCGAATATTCTTCTTCCAATCTTGCCTAAGCAGAAGTCATAAACCGATTGAGTTTGATAACCTGAATCAATACAGGTACATGCAATCTTCATCATCGATCCATCTTCTTTTTTGTATTGGCTCTTTAAGAATTCATCCAATGAATCCCAAACATCTTTATAAGCAGTCTCACCCCATAATGTCGCGTATTCAATTACATATGTTTGGGATTCCAATGCATAGCCGATCACCTGTACTTCAATTCGATCTTTTTGTACGTCACAACCAGCAGTGATCACCAGTACATCTTTTGGAATTAGACTTGAATCATAGTTTTCTCGTCTTGAAAGCAATTCATGTGATTCAATCTTTTCTGCTTGATCTCCCAACCATACTTCACCCAAGGCTGTATTGATAAAAGTCTTTAATTGCTCTGGATGCTTCTTCACTTCTATAAATGTACTAACCATATTCTCCCAAGTTGACCAAGGTGAATAGAGTTCTGAAATATGAAAACCAGCGACTTTCTTTGTTTGTTCACTGGATCTCCATTCGCCATCTTTTAACATTTTGATTTTATGTTTTTCTTCAATGACACCGCCACAATGTTGGCAAGCATAATAAGCTGTTTTGGGTTTTCCTTCATCCCAATGCAAGTGTTTCCATTCCAATCTTTGCTTCTCATCACAATGGGGACAAGGCACGAAATAGAATCGCTTATCGGATGTTTCCCATGCTGCTTGTATTCGACTCACTCCATCGATGGTTGGAGTTGAAGCCATTAAGATCTTTCGGTTCCAGAATGTTTGAGTTCTTTTGATTGCCAGCTGTACTGGATCTCCTTCGGTTGCAGCGGAATCTGGATAACGATCCACCTCATCACATAACAGGATTCGCACTGGTCTTGATGCCAATGATGCAGCTGAGTTGGCCCCAACCACTGATAAACTTCCTCCCGGAAACTTCTTTGCTAAAACTGTATTTTCACTGTCTTTGCTTCTCGGCTCTTTGACTTTCCCAGACAATGCTGGGCTTGCTTTCAACATGGGTGCCAGTCTGTCCTTGCTCCAAGTTCGAGCCATGTCCAATGTCGGTTGCAGAACCAGAATAGGGGAGGGGTTCTGTGCGATGTAATATCCGATGATGTTATTGATGATCTCGGTGGCACCAACCTGAGAAGATTTGGAAAAGACCACAGTTTCTATAGACCTTTCAGCAATGACATCCATGATCTCTTTTTGATAAGGGGCGCGTGATGTTCGCCATGATCCCGGCTCTGCTGATGATTCAGAACTAAGAACTCTGAACTGATCAGCCCACTGGCTTACTTTCAGATTCTTTGGTGCTTGGAATATCTTCAGTGACTTCTTCCACGCTTGCCTTATCGAATGGCTGTTCTGCAAGTTCATTTAATGCCTCATGTATTTCGGTTCTAATGATTTCTTCAGCTGTTGCATAATCTTCAGCTGCAATAACCAAGTGAGCAATCTTGGCTGGTGTATTTAATAACTTGGCTCTGCAATTACCAATCAGCTCTGACCATTTATCAACAACCTCATCTGTCTTGATCAATGACAATTCCAATTGACCCACTTCCATTTCAGTTCGATCTGCCTGAGCCTTAGCCAACCGGGTTCTTTCAGTCTG